GGGAGCTTCTTTTCCAGCAATAGATGGAAACACAGGATATCCATCAGCATCGAATATACCACCAGTAAATGAAGTTATTGAATTCTTTAAGGGATGGAGTGGTCATTTTCTCAAAGGAACTACACATAAAGTAAAAAATTCATCAGGAATTACTCTTTTTTCCAACTGGTCACATCTAGGAGAAACCAAAGCTTGGTTGCCGGCTATGGGTTTATTTAATTTAAAACCTTGGCCTCAAGACCCAAGAAATGAATTCATAATCGACGGAATTACACTAGATCAATTCTTAGCATGGACTCCATACAATAGAACCCAGAACTATTACACTCAACATAATTTTAAGCCTAGACCACAAACTATATGGAACCACTTAGATACAAACATATTTGGACCATCTTATATGAATGAGCCCACACTCTTTTCTGATGATAATTATCAAAATTCTTGGGGTTGGTGGTTAAACAGTGTATTTTGGCCCGCATGGGATTGTACAATATCAAATATACAATCTAATTATTATTATAATTCCTTTCATTTTAAACAAAAAGAAACAGGAAGAATATACAATGGAGTAACTTTTTCTATTGTAAATTACAGTAATTATAACCTGAATGCTGAAGAGGCTATATTAACTAATGGATCAAATTCGTTAGAGTTTGGTGTCTATCAAATGAATAAGTTGAATAATAATTTTATACACAGTCCAGTATATTACCTTGGTGATTATAGTTGGGGAAATATAGGAGGAAAAAGACATTACGGAGAGTGGATTATTGATCAGAACCAAATAAAATTGAGAAGTATTATTATTTCAGGTGATATTGGGTTAACTGGTTTTACTGGTGATACCGGAGACCGTTTGAATGAACACTGGTCGTATAGAATGGGATATGTAAAAGGTTCTTCGTTTGATTTGGAAAAATACAAACCACATGGTTATATTCAACGTGACGCTGATATTTTAGGAATGGGAGGAACAACACTATATCCTCCTCCATCAGGATCTAGTTATTTTATGAAAAGATGGCCCACCGATGATTTCATGGGATTAACTTCTGGTGGTAGTTTCACAGATATTTTTGGCTCAAGTGTTCATCTCGATACCAAGAAAATATCAGCAAACAAATTAAAACAGGCCACTACATATGCGAACATTCTGTTTTATTTACAAAATTTACGTGGAATATTTAGAACAGATCCATATGCCTATACTTGTTTTGCTCCATGGATTGACAGTACATTTTTGTATACATATGAAACAGAACTCCTTATTCATATATTATTACATAATCCAAAATTTTTAAATTATTTTGAATTAGCTCCGGCGGTGGGGACACGAAACAGAGGAAAGATTAAAATTCAAAAACTGTTGACAGATTTAAAAAATATAACAAAAGGAGGAAATCTTGTTCCAGTAGGATGCAATGAAAATAATCGATGTTTTCCTAGTGGTACGGGAGCCGGTGAAACATTAATGAATAGATTGTCACTAGAAAAATGTTTTGAAGATTATATAATGACTGGAGCTAAAATAACATCAGGACCGTTAGATGGAAACTACATATGGAGAATAACCCCATCCCCGGTCAATATAAACTGGGGAATAACTTTAGATATGGGGAATCTAGGAATAACAGTTGATAACAATCACTTCACTCAAAATATCGGAAATATAAATGTACCCGATAGGCAGAGAACCGTAGGAATATATTTTGTAAAAAATGATAATATAGTTCCTTCTATAGTAACTTCTTCAGGATAATGATCTTATGACACTGCCTCTATCCATTTTAAATAATCTCTCAGCTGAGTTAAAGATACCAAATATCAAACCCAGCACAAATAATTATTTAACAACAAATAAATTTTTATTTTATTTAAGGCGATGTCCAAGATTGACTCATTTTTGTCAAAGAATAAATATCCCTTCTATAGGTTTTGGAGAATCTTTACAATCAAACCCAACAGGCGTTGAAATACGAAGACCAGGCACCAGATACATCATCGATAATCTGAGTGTAGGGTTTCTGGTAGAAGAAAATTTTAAAAATTGGTTAGAAATATTTAATTGGCTCAAAGCAATAGGAATATATTCTGGCAACAAAGAAGAATTGAAAGAATCTGATAAAGTTTCAAATGCGTCAATACACATATTGAATAGTTCTTATAATCCCATTCTCCGAGTAGACTGTTATAATATTTTTCCTGTATCTTTAAGTGGAGTAAATTTCGATAGTAGCAATACAGACACAGAACCAGTTTTAGCAGAAGTTTCTTTTGCATTCACACATTATGAAATATTCGATTTAAATGGATCTCCTGCAGGTTCTACTGGATCTATAAATAGTTGACAAATTTTATAATTGTGGTATAATATTTAAATATGAAGCTTGAAGATATACGCACGATGTTGAATCAAGATGTCTTAATAGACAATTCGAATCTCAATCACGAAGCCACAATTTTACCACAATTGCATAACAAATATCTGTGTTTACTGACAGATGAAAAACTATTATTATCTAAATTAGAATCAGAGTTAAAAATTTTAGCAAGAGACAAATGGTTATATTATTCCGGAAAAATGTCGGAACAAGAGTTAAAAGATAGAAACTGGGAAACATTTGAATTGTCTTTGTTGAAAACTGATTTGGATAGATTCATCACGAGTGATGTCGATATCATAAATTTAGAAAATAAATGCACTCTTCAAAAAGAAAAAGTATATTATTTGGAAAACAGTGTGAAACTTATTTCAAATAAAATATGGAATATCAGAGCAGCACTTGATTGGATTAAATTCACTCAAGGAATATGATATGGTAAAAATTACAGAATTGAATTCTGTTTATCTCAAAATAGATTGCGAAAAGTCTATTGCAAAGGAATTGAGTTCATATTTTACTTTTCGAGTTCCTAATTTTCAGTATACACCCGCATACAAAAATAGAATATGGGATGGTAAAATAAGATTGTTTAATTTAATAAACGGATATTTATATCGCGGTTTATTAGACCACCTATTCTTGTTTCTCAAAGAAAGAAATTATCCTTTAGAGTATTATCCCCGATATTCTACCGAAATTCCAAATAAAAAAATTATATCTGATTTTATAGAATCCTTAATATTATTTTCTAATAAAAAACAAATATTTTTACATCCACACCAAACAGATGCGATCGTAGAGAGCATAGAAAAAAAAAGATTGTTATTAGTTTCTCCTACTGGGAGTGGTAAATCTCTGATAATATATTGTCTACTTCTATATTATCTTCAGACAATACCTACAGATAAAAATATACTCATAATTGTTCCCACAACCGGTTTAGTAGCACAAATGCTTCACGATTTCAAAGATTATTCTAATGGAAAAATAGAATCTGATTGTCACGTAATATATTCTGGACAATCTAAATCAACAAATAAAAGAATAGTAATCTCTACTTGGCAAAGTATCTATAAAGAACCTAAAGAGTTTTTTGACCATTTCCAAGTCGTTATAGGAGATGAATGTCATTTATTCAAAGCAAAATCTCTGAGTACGATAATGACCAAGTTAGAAAACTGTCCCTATAGAATAGGAACCACAGGAACATTAGACGGAACAGATATTCACAAATTAGTAATAGAAGGATTGTTTGGTAAAGTTTTTTCTGTTACTTCTACGAAAGATCTTATAGATAAAAATTTACTTTCTAAATTAGAAATAGAGTGTTTAATATTACAATATCCCATAAAAGAGATCAAAAGTATAAAAAAGGCTAAATATCAAGAAGAAATAGATTGGTTAGTTTCTTCTAAATTGCGTAATGATTTTATTCAGAAATTAGCATCTACTGTAAAAGGAAACACTTTGGTTTTATTTAATTATGTAGAAAAACATGGTATTCCTTTGTTTGAGAATTTAAAATTAAATTGTGAAAAACAAGTCTTTATAATCTGTGGAAAAACTCCAGCAGAAGAAAGAGAACAAATACGACAATTGATTAATAAAAATGAAAATTGTCTCCTTATTGCGTCTTATGGAACGTGTTCTACTGGAATTAATATCAAGAACATAAAAAATATCATTTTTACTAGTCCATCTAAATCTGTTATCAGAGTATTACAATCTATTGGAAGAGGTTTACGCAAAGCCATAGACAAAACAAAAGTCACAGTGTATGATATTGGTGATGATTTACATTGGAAACGATATCGTAATCATGCACTTCGTCATCTAGACGAACGAATACTTATATATAATAGAGAGAAATTTATACACAACAGGCGATTCATTCGCTTAGGAGGTATTCAATGAATTCAGAAATATGCCTACTGTTTAAACTAAAAAGTGGTGAAGAAGTAATTGCTCACGTAATCAAAAAAACAAAATTAAAATACACTGTAAAAGATCCATATATCTTTAAAATGTCCACAGTTGTACATCCAGTAACCGCACAGGCTCATGAAATTATGACTATTCATGACTGGATGAAACTAACAGAAACTAAAATAACTGATATTCCAACAGATCATATAGTTTCTTCTGTTGTTCCTTCTGCAGAAACAAAAGAGATTTACACTCGGGAATTGTTGAACAAGAACAAGAAAAAGCCTCTTTCTCTGCCGAAGAATCCTAAAAACACTACAAAGCAATCAAGACCTGAATCGGAAAAAACACAGCAAATAACTGATGAAGAAATGCAAAAACTGTTGAAAGATATGTTTGGAACCATATTTGAGATGCCGGGGGCTGCAGGTCCTGCCCATCCGATAGATGATCTAGGAACAACCCCCGAAGAGTTCAATAAAAATCCATTGGATTTATACAACGAATTATTCCCACCAAAGGACAAAAGAAAATCCAAAAGCATGCCGATGGTTCAAATGAGTTTATTGTTTCCTCCAGAAGTAATGATCGATTTAATGGAATCTGGATTAATTAATGTTAATGATGTAAATAAAATTGCTAAAGAAGTCAAGCGAAAACTCAAATGGACGGGAGACGAACGGCATCGTCAAGACTTCGGCAACAAACCAACGGATTGGAATTCCAATCCAAATAGTGATGATTACAATTAAGCTCTGGGCCAAAAGAACATTGAAAACCTACACAGAGTATTATAAAAACATGTTTTAAATTTGTCAAGCAGATGCTTGTAAAAAATTAATTTTTTGATATGATAAGAGAATGATAATTATGAAAAAAATAAAAAAAGAAACAGCCATAGACAAAAAATTAAAACAATATATTGATAATGATCGATTTCTTCTTGCTATGAAAGAATGGAAAAAAAAAGTAAAATTAGCTGAAAAACTAAAAGAAAAAAAACCACCGATATGTGATTATATTGGAGATTGTTTTTTAAAGATAGCAGAACATCTTTCATATAGACCCAATTTTATGAATTATCCGTTTCGAGAAGAAATGATTGGAGACGCAATAGAAAATTGTATTTTATATGCTCACAATTTTAATCCTAGAAAATCTAAAAATCCTTTTTCATATTTCACTCAAATAATATATTTTGCCTTCCTGAGAAGAATAGAAAAAGAAAAAAAACAAGCGTATATTAAATATCAATACATGAAACTAAATGATGAGAATGGAGAACTTACTCGATGGATAAAAGAAAAAGACTTTGAAGATTACAACTGCGATTACAAAAAATTCAATCCACTAACAGACGAAGACATAAAAAACATAGAGAACAAAAAATCAAAGCCGTCTATTAGAAGAAAAAAATCTAAAAGAAAATATTTTGAATGAAAATTGCTATAATCAATGATACTCATTTCGGAATAAGAAACGATTCCTTTTATTTTTTAAATAATTGTCTTGATTATTTTGAAACTGTATTTTTTCCGTATATCGAAAAACACAACATCAAAGAAATAATTCATTTGGGAGATTTTTTCGATAGAAGAAAATATATAAATTTTAATACATTAAAAGAAGTTCGAAAAAGATTTTTAGAAAAAATACCAAAAGGATGTAAATTCAGAATAATAATAGGAAATCACGATACTTATTTCAAAAATACAAATGAAGTGAATTCTCTAAAAGAATTGCTTAGAGGATATAATAATATTATTTTATATGATCATCCGGTTGAAGTATTCCTAGATGACATAAAAATAATATTTTGTCCTTGGATTAATCAATCAAATTCATTAGAATATATTGATTTTATTAAAAAATCTAATAGTAATATTCTGATGGGTCATTTAGAAATTAATGGGTTTGAGGTTATATCAGGAGTTCAACACAAAGAAGGAATAGACAAATCTATTTTTGATAAATTTGAAATGGTATTGTCTGGTCATTTTCATATTAAACAATCTAAAGACAATATTCACTATCTCGGGTCTCAATATCAATTAAGTTTTTCAGATGCAGGTATAATTAAAGGATTTCATACATTAAATACACAGTCTAGAGAATTAGATTTTATAGAAAATGAAAGGCGAGTATTTAATATTATTCGTTATGATGATACAATATTAGGAGAAGAATTATTAGAAGAAGATTATACAAAATATAAAAATACCTTCATAAAAGTTATAGTTAGGACAAAAAATAAACCAATTATATTTGACAAATTTATAAACAAACTGTACACTATTGAAACACAAGAACTAACAATAATAGATGATTTTACAGAAAAAATAGAAAATCCAGAAATAGATATAACTCAAGACACCTTAAGTATAATAAATAAAGAAATAGATGCGTTAAATAATGATTTGAATAAAGAAAAACTTAAATCTTTAGTAAAAGACATTTACACAGAGGCACTTTCCCTATGAACGAATTATTAACAAATCAACCAGTAATCGAAGAAATAGAATTACCAAACAGCGGAAAATCAGCAGCAAATAACAAAACCGCTCTTGTTATAAACAATAAAACGAAAACTATAGAATTTTCTGTTCCATCCAAATTTACCGAAACCAAATCTTATGTTGGAAGGTCCCCAATTCAAGGTTTGGGTTGTTTTGCAAAACAGAATATAAATTCTGGTGAAATAATAGAAGAAGTTAGTGCAATTCTGCTAGACACTACAACAAGATCAAACAGAGATTGGGTTGTAACTAAGTATTGTTTCACTTGGCCATGTGATACAGGAGATTCAATCTGTGCAGAAAATGGTCCAACATATGTCATGGCAACAGGAAATGCAATGATTTATAATCATTCTGATTCGCCCAATTCATATTGGATATACGATAAAGCAATGAAAAGAATTTTTCTAGCAGCTCTTCGAAACATAGAAGAAGGAGAAGAAATATTTTGGTATTACGGGGATGGATATGCAAAAACACTCAGAGAAGGAAATCTTCGTTTAGAAAAACCAAAAACAAGTGGATGTTCTAGTTGTCAAAAAAGAAATTTAGATGACTCAGATACAAAAAAAGATCCAACTAATAATGAAAATAACTTTAGTCAAAAACATCTAAGAGTAGGAACAGAAAACCCTTTTAGTTCTCGTTTACAAACAAAAAATGATTTATATGCCCAAATTATGCAACTGGATAAAAATCCTATAGAATTTAGATCAATGGTTGTTCCTGAGAGAAAATTAGATGATAATATTCAAAACGGTTAAATTTAAAAATTTCGGATCTTTTGGAAATTCATTTACAACAATAAATTTAAATAAAAATTCTACGACTTTAATTCATGGAAACAACGGTAGTGGAAAATCTTTTGCTTTTTTAGATTCTATAACTTATGGTCTTTTTGGAAAACCTTTTAGAAAAATTAATATATCTCAATTGGCGAACAGTATTAATTCAAAAAATTGTATTGTAGAAATTCAATTTTCTAAAGGTTCTGATGAATATTTAATCAAACGAGGATTAAATCCAAAAATATTTGAAATTTATAAAAATACAGAACTATTAAATCAGGATTCTAATAGTTTAGATTATCAAAAAATTCTAGAAGACTCAATTTTAAAAATGAACTTTAAGACTTTTACCCAGGTTATTATTTTGGGAAGTTCTTCTTTTGTTCCATTTATGCAATTATCAATAAACGATAGACGTTTGGTAATAGAAAACATTCTAGACATCGATATATTTTCTAACATGAACATAATAATAAAAGGTAAAATTATGCAAATGAAAGAAAATCTAAAACAATTGAGAATACGACTTGAAATTTTAAAAAATAAAATAGAGATTCAAGAAAAATATGTTAAAAATATAACCACGGATACCACAGAATACGAAAATCAACTGAATCGAGAGATAAAAGATATTGAAATTTTGTTGTCCACGTTAGAAACAGATCATAAAAAAATAACACAAGAGATTCAAAATTTAACAAAATCGACCCAAAATAAAAATACAATAAAACTCAATTTAGAAAAACTCAAAGAACTTCAATTAAAATTTAATAACAATATCCAATCTCTTTCAAAAAAAATAGAGTTTTATCGTAACAATGATTCTTGCTCTCAGTGTGGTCAAACCATTGCTTCAGATTTTAAAGAATCAAAAATGCAAAAAGAAATCCAGAAAAAAGAAAAACAACAAAGTGGTCTTAAAGATATAGAAAAAGAAATACAATTAACTTCAGATTTATACAACACATTGCAAACAGAACTGGATTCTATAATAAAACTTCAAATTCTTTCTGGAAAAAAAGAAGCAAATATTGAGTCTAGTAAATCGCAATTGGCTCAATTGTTTAAAAAGAAACAATCGAAAGTAGAAAAAAATCAATTGTTTGAATCTGAAAATAAAAAATTAAATGAATTAAAATTAGAAATTGAATTTCTAGAAAAAAACAAACAAGAAATATCAGAAGAAATCATATATAATGAAAATATATTTGAGTTGCTCAAAGATTCTGGAGTAAAGAGTAAAATTATAAAATATTATCTTCCACACATAAATTCATACATCAATAAATTTTTAAGATCCATGGATTTTTTTGTTCAATTTATATTGGATGAAAATTTCAATGAACAAATAAAAAGTAGAAACAGAGATATATTTTCTTATGAAAACTTTTCAGAGGGAGAAAAAATGAGGATTGATCTTTCTCTTTTACTTGCATGGAGAGAAATAGCAAAAGCAAAAAATAGTGTTAATTGCAATTTATTAATATTGGATGAAGTCTTTGATTCTTCTTTGGATATAGTAGGAACAGAAGAGTTGATAAAATTAATAAAATTAGTTAGTCAAAATTCCAATACTTATATTATTAGCCATAAAGCTGATCAACTGGTAGATAAGTTCGAACACGTAATTTCGTTTGAGAAAAAACAAAATTTTAGTAAAATATTGTCAAATTAATCACTTGACTATATTATAATTTCTATATACTAGACTCATGAAACAAAAACGCAAACCAATCACAATCGTTGATGTTGTTCCTCAGACTATCGAATACGGTACAAAAGAATATGATAATGAATTTTATAGAAAGTTTCTTCGTTACGTGGAGAAAACTACAGATCAGGTCTGTAAACATACAGTAATAAATTATTTAAAAACAATTAATAAACCGTATTTGAATTTGGAAACGATTCATTCTAAAAATTTTAAACCAGTTGGACTTTATCTGAAAATGGAACAAGACGGCATCCGTCTTCCCGTAACAGAAAAGACTCTATTGGAATCAGGAATACAAAATTTCATAAGATTAGATGCAAAAAGAGGAATTGAGTTACAACAGAATAAAAAAAATAAATCAATACAAGAAAAATATTTCTTAGAAAAAACAATATCTGAAATATTAAACGCTATTGACAATCAGATTACAATAATTCAAAAAAATCAAAGACCAATCTTAGATTTCAAAACATTTATTGGCAATCTTTCTAGTGGTACAATAAAACTAGTTGAAGAAGAAATGAAGGGCATTTTGCAACAAAATATCAAAGAATTAAAACTCGCCAAAACCAAAAAGGATATTCAATTGGTAGAAGGCTATTCATATCTTACACCCAAGCAACTAAAATCACTATTGGAATTTTATGAACTGTTATCGAGACAACTGCAAACTGGATTGATTCTGAAAACCAAAAAATCAAGAAAACTAAAACCAAAAACTCCAGAAAAGTTAGTTAAAAAATTAAAATATAAAATAGAAGACTCTGATTTAGGGTTAAAATCACAAAATCCTATAGATATTATTGGATCTTCTACCATTTTTATCTACAACACAAAGACCAGATTTATTTCTCGTTATATATCTAATTCAGCTTCGATAAAAGGATCTACTTTAATCAATATCGATGAAAATAATAGCAAAAAGAAAAAAATAAGAAGTCCAAAAACAGTTTTCAGTAGTCTAAATCCCACAAATTTAAATTTCATGGAAAGACTTTGGAACGGAATAAAATCAAAAGAACTGCCCACTAAAAATAGAATAAATCAAGATTCTATTATTTTGAGTTGTATAAATAAAATAACATGAGTTATATGTCAGGAGCATTTTCAACTCTATATCAAATAGAACAACAACCTAGTTCTACACAAAATATTACTCAAACAGAAACAACTCAACAAGAATTACCAAATACAACAGATATAGATTTTTCTATTATAAAGTACTTTAAAAAAATAGATCATAATGGAAAAATAATACAATATTTAAAAAATGAAATTGTAGCTTATAGAGACAGATTGTATTATGCAACAGAGGATGTTTCTAGTTTATATGAACCTTTTGAAAAATCTGCAGTATGGAATGAATTGAAAAATATACCTAATCGAAAAATATCTTCGATAAGTAGACCAACAGGATATTTTCGATCTGGAGATATATGGCACAATCCAACAACTGGTAAAACTTATATGTTCCAAAATATTAACAATTACCCTTTTTGGATATCTAGTTGACTTTTAAAATTTTTATGGTATGATTTAGACATGATTTTAGTAGACAATAGCCAATTATTAATCGCCAGCATATTTCAAAATATGAAATCGAATTCTACAATGAATACAGA